GCTGCTGTAAAAGGTGATGTCGGTAAAATAATGTTCCATAACGCTGCTGGAACAGAAGCTGATATATCAGGTCTTAGAAATTGGTCTTTATCAATTACCAAAGATACTCAAGAGACTACAGTGCAGGGTGATACCTCAAAAACTTTTGTTGGTGGTCTTATTTCTGGTGAAGGTTCAGCAACCCTAATTTATGACAATGCTGGTAACAGTGATTATTTAGCATTTGTTGAGGATGTTTTAACTACAGGTGATGCTGCTGACGCATTGTTTGAATTATTCCCAGATAGTTCGGCAAGTGCAAAGAAATTTGGTTTTTCTGGAATCATCACAGGTGCAGAATATGGAGCAACACTTGGTGAGATCCAAGAAATAAATATCACCTTCCAGACTTCAGGTGCAATTACTTCAGATATATAGTAAATTTCAAATAACTAACCCCAACTAAATATGGCAACAAAAAGAACCGTTGATCTAATCACTGAGGCTTTCAGTGAGGTGATGACATCAAGAAGAAAATATGAATTAAAAAAGCCAAATGGTGAATTACTAAAAGAAATATATTTTCCACCTTTAACAAGATTTGACAGAATACAAGCCCAAGCAGCTGCTGGTACTGATGAGGCTTTGGCAATATCAACAAGATTACTTTGTCAGTTAGCACAAAACGAAGATGGCTCAAAAGCATTTCATTCTGCTGATGCTGAGAATTTAAAAAGATTTCTTCCTGAGACTGTCTTAAATGAACTTGAACTATTCATGATGGATATAAAAGTTGATTTAGATACAGCAAAAAACGAATAAGGCGAGATAACTGGCTAAATTTTGAGTTTTTTCTCGCAACAGAATTAGGTAAAACATTAGAAGAATTAAGAAAACTTATTACAGAGGAAGAGCTTGTTTATTGGGCTGCATATTATGAAGTAAAAAATGACAGGGAAAAACAAGAATTAAATCGTCAAAAGAACAAAACAAGGTAAGATATATAATAAAGGTTATTTGTTTTTGTGGCACAATCAACAGTCAGATTAATAGTTGATGCTCAAAATGCAATCTCTCCACTAAAGAGAGTAAATGAACAGACCAAAGCTTTAAGCACAAGTACAGATAAACTAAAAGGTAGACTAGATAGAAGCAATAGATCTCTTCGAGATACAGGAAGGGCAGCTAAAACTGCAAGTACTGGTGTTGCAACTTTAACAAAAACATTTGCTCCATTACTAGCTGCTGTATCAGTTCTTGGTTCGGCAAGATTTGTATTCTTTAAAACGGCTGAATTAGAAACACAGAGAGCAAGTCTTAAACAATTAACTGGTTCTCTTGAAAAAACCAATAAAATTATTTCTGATTTACAAGAATTTGGTGCTGTTACACCTTTTACAAGTGCTGAATTAATAGAACAGACAAAAAGATTAAAGGCGTTTGGTTTTGAAACTGAAGAATTAGTTGATACTACAAAAAGATTATCAGATGTCGCTGGTGCCACTGGTGCTGATCTTACAGGCATAGCAACGGCATTTGGACAGATCAGAGCAAAAGGAAAATTACAGCAAGAAGAGAATTTGCAGTTACTAGAAAGAGGAGTTGATATTACAACAGAACTTAAACGAATAACAGGATTACAAGGTGATGCTTTTGAAAAAGCACAAAGACAAGGAAAAATAGGTGCAGATCTTGTGAATAAAGCGTTAATTAATTTAACTAATGAAGGGGGTGCATTTTTTGGTGGTGCAACTGCACAGGCAGAAACATTAAACGGAAAATTATCAACTTTACAAGATACTATTGACACACTTGCAAGAACTATTGGAACTGAGCTTGAAGATGAGATAAAAAGTGTTTTAGATTTTAGTATTAAAGCAGTAAAAACTGTTGATAAATTAATAAAGAATTTTAGTATTTTAGAAAAAGCTATTGATGTAATAAATCCTTTTGAACAAATAAGATCTCTTCAACAACAGCTTGATAAAGAAGAAGAAATTACTGAAACTTTTATTGGCAGACCAACTATACAAAATGAAATTATTAAAAATAATCAGGAAATTATTAAAAATCTTGAAAAACAATTGAATTTACTTGAACCTATAGAAGATAAATTTATGAAGATAGGAGAAAGTGTTGAACAAGGTATTGTTTCAAACCTCACCGATGCTGTAATGGGTACACAAACACTTGCTCAAGCTGCAATCGGTGTTTTAAATAATTTAAAAAGAAAACTTGTTGAGTTAGCGATACAACAAGCCGTTTCTGGTATAGGTGGAAGGATTGGTGGATTTTTGGGCAATATATTTGGCAAAAGGGCAAACGGTGGCCCTGTTTCTGCTGGTGGTGCATATTTAGTTGGTGAAAGAGGCCCAGAAATTTTACAGATGGGTTCAAGAGGTGGAAATATAATTCCAAACAATGCTATCGGTGGAGGAGGTACAACAAATATGATCACTGTAAATGTAGATGCAACTGGTAGTTCTGTTGAAGGAAACGGATCAGAAGCCGATCAGTTAGGCGGTTTGATTGCCAGTGTAGTTCAGGCAACTATAATTGATGAACAAAGGGCAGGGGGTTTATTAAATAGATAATGGCAAGTTTTCCAGATATTTCTCCCACCTATGGGATGAGAAAAAGAAGTAAACCAAAAGTAAGAGTCTCTTCCCTTGGTGATGGTTATGAGTTCAGGGCGTTATATGGCCTTCCTTTCTCTCAGGATCCAAAAGTATATGATCTTACTTTTAATGTGTCTGAGGCTGATTCAGACATCATTGAAGCGTTTTTAGAAACAAGGGTTGCAGATCAGGCCAGTTTTACATTTACACCACCAGGCGAAAGATTAACAAAGACAGGTTCCTATTCACAATCAGGTACAGTTATAACAATAACAGTCACTTCACATACCTTACTTAAAGGTGATTCTATAGTTATTGATTTTACGACAGGTTCCAGCACCGATGGAACATATTCAGTAACCTCAGTAACGGATACAGATACTTTTACTGTTACAGCCTCTTCAAGTGCCACAAATTCTGGATTATGTACTTTTACAAAATTAGGAACAGGTACTTATGTTTGCGATTCATGGACAAAAACTATTCCTTATAACAACAGAGCAATTATAAACTGTTCTTTCCGTGAAGTATTTGAACCATAGATGGCAATACCTACAAGCGCACTTCAGGGATTAACAAATAAATCTATTATTGAGTTATATTCTGTTGAATTAAAAGCTGATATTCATTATACAAAAGCAGCAAAAACAGCAACATATTCACAGAGTGGTAATACAATTACTATTACATTAAACTCACATGGTTTTTCTGCCGGTCTGATTTTAAGCCTTGATTTTACATCAGGTAATGGAATTGATGGTATTTATACAATACAAACAGTTGCCACAAATACTTTTACAGTTACAGGTACAACTTCACAATCTACAAGCGGTAATGTTTCTTTCAATGTAAATGCAACAATAGCAAATCCAACTGTTTATCTGTTTCATAGTGGAAATAATATGAAAGACAGCACAGACATTGTATGGCAAACAAATACATATTCAAGAATGCCTGTAAAAGCTGAAGGTTTTAAATATTCTGGTAAAGGTAAACTACCAAGACCAACTTTGACTCTTTCAAACTTATTAGGAACTATTACAGCAATATTACAACTTACAAATCAAACCACAGCATTATCTGATTTGGCAGGGGCTAAAGTTACAAGACGCAGAGCTTTAAGCAAAGATCTTGATGAGGTTAACTTTTCATCTGATGTAAATCCATATAAAAGCGGTTCTGTTGATCCTTCAGCAGAGTTACCACGTGAGGTTTATTTTATTGAAAGAAAAACTGTTGAAAATAGAAACATTGTACAATTTGAACTTGTAAGCTCTTTTGATCTGTTTGGTATTTCTGCACCGAAAAAACTTGTAACAAAGGCCGACTTTGCAGGCGTTGGAACATTTGTTAATTTTTAATTATGACTTGGAAAGAATCTTTTATAAAATATGCAAAAAAACAAGCACCAGAAGAGGCTTGTGGTTTGCTGGCAATTATCAAAGGCAAAGAAACTTTTTGGCCTTGTAAAAATTTAGCAGAGGGTAAGTTTGAATTTTTTATTCTTGATCCTGATGATTGGGCAGAATGTGAAGATACTGGAGAAGTTATTGGGGTGATACATAGTCATCCTGTAGGGGCGGCAACGCCTTCTGATACAGACAGGGCGGCTTGTGAACATCTTGGGTTTCCATATTATATTTACAGTATTGAACACGATCATTGGGAGTCTTTTGAGCCTACAGGCTGGAAAGCGCCTTCATTGATCGGTAGGAAATTTATCTGGGGCAAATATGACTGTTGGAGTATAATTTCTGATTGGTATTTGGAAACTAAGAAAATAAAATTAATGGATTGGAAAAGACCAAAACGAATCAAAGATTTTATTGAAAACCCTTTGTTTGAAAAAGGTTTACCGATAACAGGATTTAAAAAACAAGAAAGTAATAAAAATTTAGAAGTTGGAGATGTTTTGCTTTTTCAATCAATAACTGGAAATCTTGATCATGTCGCTGTTTATATAGGTGATAACATGATATTGAACCATAATATAAAAGCCTTGAGTTGTAGAGAACTTTTTGATTTAAGATATCAACAGGCACTTAGAGGAGTTTATAGATATGCGTCTTAAAAAAATAAAAGTATATGGAAAATTAAGGCAATTTTTAGGAAAGTCATATTTTATGGCTGCGGTCAAATCACCACAACAGGCAATGAGTTTTTTGATTGCAAATTTTGAAGGAATACAAAAACATATGAATGATCAGATTTATAAGATAAAAATGGGAGGCAGGGTTATCACAGAAGAATATTTATCAATGACAGGTCAGGGTGATATACAAATTATTCCGGTTGCGACAGGATCTTTACCTATAGTTGCTGGTGGCATATTGACTGCTCTTGGAGGAGGTACAACTATTTTGGGTTTAACAATAGGTTCTGCAGTTGCCCCTATATTTACAGCATTAGGAACTTCAATGTTAATCGGAGGTGTTACTGATCTTTTAGCACCACAAAATCCAATTCCTGATGTTTCAAGTGTTAGTGACATTGACCCAGCCATAAGAGGGTCATATTCGTTTAGTGGTATTCAGAATGTCAGTTCAAGTGGTGTTCCAATTCCTATAATTTACGGGGCTGTCTTCAGTGGCTCAATTATAATAAGTTCAGGAACAGATTCTACTCAAGTAGTTAAGAGCATAACCTGATGCCTAGATTAGTTGATGATCAATTATTTGGAACTGATAGAAAGGTTGTTGATCCTGACCTGATAGATGGTGGCCTGCGTAGTAAACAATTTGCAACAGTATTAGATTTACTTGGATATGGAGAAATAGATTCAATATTAGATCCTGGTGGTGCTGGTACTAATACCTTCAGAAAAAATGTTTTTCTTGATGGCACACCATTACAAAACGTAAATGGTGAAGAAAATTTTTCTGATGTAGAAATTTTTTTTAAGAATGGTGCATCAGATCAGACAGCATTACAAGAAATAAATGCGATAGAAAATACTGTTCCTGTAAATGTGGAAGTAACAAAAGCAACTTCTGTCACAAGATCAATTACAGATACTAATGTTGATAAGGTAAGAGTAAGCATACAGGTTCCAAGCCTACAAAAGTTTGAAGATAATGGAGACATAATTGGAACTGAAGTAAAAATATCAATACGAATTACAGAAAATGATGGCACTGTCCATGATCCAGTACAGGCAAATTCTATTAACGGAAAAGCAACAAGTCCTTTTGTAAAAGATTTTGAGATTAAATTTGAAAAAACAATGAGTTTTCCCATTGACATAACAGTTATTAGAAATACAGATGATAGTTCAGAATCAACATTACAAAATAAAACTAACTTTTTATCTTTAACAGAAATTAATACAGATACAAGTGAATATCAAGGTTTTGCTTATGTTGCCATAAGATTTAACGCACAGGAATTTCAAAGCTATCCAAAACGTATGTATCGTATCAAAGGAACAAAAATTAAAGTTCCAAGCGATACAACTATTGATAGTGATAATGGAAGAGTTATCTACCCTGATGGGTATGTTTTTGATGGTACTTTTAAAACAGACAAAGAGTGGTGTTCTGATCCAGCATGGATTCTTTATGACCTGTTAACAACAGATAAAGGTTTTGGTGGGACAGATGGTGTTATTGATTCAGATACTTTAGATGTTTTTAGTTTTTATTCCGCAAGTGCTTATGCCAGTGAATTAATAACAGATCCCATCACAGGAACAACAGAACCAAGATTTAGTTGTAATGTTATTTTAAATCAAAAAAATGATGCTTATTCCTTGATTAATGATTTATGTTCTGTAATGAATGCGATGCCATTCTATAGCAATGGATCATTACAAATATCTCAGGACAGACCAACCAACACATCAACTAATACATCTGACGCTCAATATATTTTCAACAATTCAAATGTTACAGAGGAAGGTTTTACATATCAGGGTGTAGGACAAAGAACAAAATATACAGAGGTTGAGGTTGCTTATTTTGATAATGATACACAGACAATAGATTATGAATTAGTTACAACT